AGATACACCGCTTTCCTTGAACTCACCTTTGTACTCGTCCCAAGTGCTGATTTTGCTTTCGCCATTGTCTGTAAATATTGTTAAATTAATTGTTGCATCTGATACTTGCTGACATACTACTGACGTTCCACCGCACATACCTAAGTGAGTTAAGAAACCCATCTGTGATACGCTTAGTCTATCACCTATAGCTTTAATCTCACAAGCGATAAACTGACCATAGTTCTTATGATAACCTATAATGTCAGGCAATCCTTTCTTACCAATGAAAGACCTTCCCTTGACTGCCAGGTTATTGTTCCTCCATACTTCATAACCTAAATTATCTAAATATTCTAGCATCATCTTGGTCAAGTCACTTGCTGTCTTGTATGTCATATAAACGAAATTAAGCTAATTAATCGAAACGTATCATCTCCACAGTAGGTACTTTTACATACCTAATGCCTTCAACTATCTTTGTTTTACCCCATTTAAAGTGTCTTCTTGCCTTTATTCTAAGCATCTCAGCTCGTATAAAGTAGATTCTATCCTTAAGGTCAAAGTTGATAGCAAAGAACTCTACTCTTGTATCTGCTATGCCACTAGGCTGACCATTATTCTCATATTCTAGCCACATGAATTTTTGCTTGAGTGCTTTTGGCTGTTGTATTACTATAACCTTTGTGTCCCTAGCAAACAATAACAATGCTTGGTATGTGCCATCAGCAGCTTTAGCTTGTTCTATGTCGAACTTACGAGTATTCTTATAGTTTCTATTTAAGTCCACGTCTTCTAGGTAGTTTTAGTTTTTTGGCATAAAAATAAAGTGTTTTAGTGCCTATACCAATACCAACTGCTATATCGTTTATGTCATGAAATCTAGCAGTATCATACCATGCTCTTGTGATAATACGCTGCTTCATGTTCTCGATGTTTAGGTCTTCGCCTTCTTTGTATTCTACTTCAGAAGATTTTTGTTCTAGTAATTTCATGTGTTATAGTTTATAGTCTTCAAATGTGGTTGTTTCTCCAATAAACCTTATAGGTATGTTACCAGTCTTACCATGTCTATTCTTTTCTACCTTAACAATAACAAGGTCGTCAGGATGATACTCTTTACCACCTATCTCTACAGGCTCTTTCATTTCGTAGTAAGATGGTCGCATAAGCATTATAACAATGTCAGCATCTTGCTCAATACTTCCTGACTCTCTAAGATCAGATAACATTGGTAGCTTATCAGCTCTTTCTTCTACCTTCCTAGATAACTGAGATAAAGCAATAATAGGTACTTCCAACTCTTTGGCTAAGGCTTTAAGGCTTCTGCTTATAAAACTTACTTCCTGCTCTCGGTTTTGGTTTTGTTTGCCTTGTCCACTCATAAGCTGTAGATAGTCTAGGAATATTACCTTAATACCATACTTCTGCTTTAGAATAGTAGCCTTAGCTCTGAGTTGTGAGATACTGATTCCTCCTGTATCCTCTATGTAGATGGGTGCTGTGATTATTTTGTCATCGGTCTTTAAAAGTAGCTTTCTTTCGTAATCATTCAAATTATTCGTTCTAAGGCGTTTTAAAGGCACTTGACTTGTTATTGACTCTAACCTTTCAACTAACTGTTCAGAGCTCATTTCGAGGCTAAAAATAGCCGTAGGGACGTTATTTAAGATAGCTAAGTGATAAACACTAGAAAGCATCATTGCTGTCTTACCGCAACCAGGTCTACCAGCTATTATACAAAGGTCAGGCTTACACCATCCTGCTATAGTCATGTTTAACTCTTGGAATCCTGTATTAAATCCTAAAAGTTCCCCATTACAAGCTAAATCCCTAGCAAAGTTTATAGCCATAACTACATCAGTTATGCTTTTCTCGTATAAATTACCATATTCTAGTAAAGCTATAAGTTGACTATTTAGCTCAGAAAGCAAGTCTAAAGATTGACTATCATTATCAAGACATTGATTCTCAGCTATTTTAAGCACTTTATAAGCTTCACGCTTCTTGTACATCTCAATAACAATCTCAATATGAGTGTTTATATGACTGCTAGTTATAACATTATCAGTTAGTTTAGATAGGTAAAAAGCTCCACCAACATCTTGGATGTCTTTGTCTTGCGAAAGTTTTTGAGCTACGGTAGTGAGGTCTATAGATACATTGGTATCATACATCTCCTTTATAGCGTTAAAGATTTTTTGGTGCTTTAGATCGTAGAATATGTCAGTTTTTAGATGACCTATAACCAATGGGATAGTCCTTTTATCTAAAAGCAATGCCCCAAGTATGTTAGATTCAATATCTAAAGCTTTTGGTAGGTTTATAGCTATCATAGTTTTTCTATTTGGTATTTTACTTTTAACCAGTACTCATTATAGCTAGGTTTAGGTCCTAAAGTATAGTCATATCTTTTAGTTGCTTCTAATATCTCATCTACTGCTATTAATGCACATTGTATAGCTACATATTTAGTACAATGATGATATTCATCACCATTATTTGTAGACATTTTATCAACTAATTCTTCTGCCTTAAGTTTTGCTGTCATATTAATAAATAAATAAAGTGTATAAAATAATCAGACTAATAATAAAATATAATCCTTCGTTAATTAAATCAACTAGTAACATTGCTTTTTGTTTTGGTGTCATTATTTAAGTTTTATTTGTGTAGTTATTTTGTTTGTAGGTACTTGTTGGTTAAATTCCTTAGGCTTAATTATCTCATCATAGAATGATTCGTTGTTAAAGTAAGTATCAGGATTTTTACGGTATTGTTTATCAGGTTGTGCAATGATATATTCCTTAGTATGTTTAATAGCTTGTGTTCTTTGATCGTCAGTTAACTTATTCCATTTAGTTTGTAGTTTAGTTTTACTACCAACCTTCTTATCATATAAATCCCACCATGTATCGAAAGATATATTAGCTATTAATTCTTTTCTATTAATAACTATATTATTATGTGCCAGTTTTCTGGCTGGGGGGTTAGCCAGTTTTTCGGCTAGGGTAGTAGTCTTTTCTGGCTGAGGTATATGAGGTATCTCTAGATTTATAACTAAAGACCTAAAATCAAAATCTCCATTAGCTTTTAACTTTATAATCCTACCTAAAATACCAACTTCCTCTAGTTTCTTCAGGTGATCCTTAATAGTCGATTCAGAACAATCTAAACACTCCCCTAAATACTTGTTAGATGCAAAGCAATAACCCCTTTCGTTCATTAAATTAGCTATTAAAGCTATTAACAATTTCTGCTTATCAGTCAAGGTCTTGCTTAATAAGACTGATGCAGGTAATGGTGCAAACCAATTATGATTCATAAAATAAAAGTGCCCCATCAAGTTCCCCCCAGTCGGATTGGGGGTTCATATCAAGGGCAATAAGTTCTAAATGAGTATCCGACACTCATGACAAATATACTAAAACAATTTTGGTTGCAACAAGACATCAGAAATTCTATTATTAGCAATTTCTAAGTATTCTTTACTCATTTCACTACCTATATAATTTCTATTATTCATAATCGCATGAATAGCAGTAGTACCACTACCCATAAAAGGATCGTAAATTAAACCATTTTCTGGACATCCTGCTAAAATTGGTTTAGTAATTAATTCAACATTATAAGAAGCATAATGCTTTGTATTAGAAGGTTTTGTTTTAACATCCCAAAAATCAGATACTGAACCTGGATTTTTACCTTTAGGATTAAATGAAACTGCATTTGCGCCAACATTACAATCATCTAAACTTTTTGAACCTTCATTATATTGGTGTCTATTACCATCATTTCTTTTATCACTTTCCCAAATATGCTTATCTCTAATAGCATCTAAATCAAAATAATATTTCTTTGACTTAGTCATTAAAAATATATACTCGTGTTTTTTAGTAAATCTATCATTAACAGGTTCTGGCATACCATTTCTCTTTGCCCATATAATATCATTCCTAACAATCCAACCTCTATCGATACAACCTATTGCAAATCTATGAGGTATTAAAATAAGGCATTTGTCTGGGAATCCTTTTTGACCACCTCTACCTGCTTTAGTTCCAGTTGCAACAATTGGCTGGTCATTATATTTATCTTTTCTATCTCCAGCCCATCCTGAATTATTATAGGTATCTCCCAAATTAATCCAGCAAGTTCCAGAAGGCTTTAAAACTCTATAAATCTCATCCATCATTTCCCAAAGATGTTCAAGATATTGTTGAAATGTAGGTTCTAAACCCCATTGACCATCATAACCATAATCCCTTAACTGCCAATAAGGTGGCGAAGTTATAACGCAATCCAAAAAATCATTTGGCATCTTTTTTAGAGTATCTAAACAAGGTTCGTTGTGTATTTGGTTTATCATGTTTTGTTGTTTTGTTTTATTTATCTTTAACTATCCTAAAAATGACATCTCTGTCATTGTGCTTAAACCTACGCTTTAACATAGGACTAAGTGATTTCTTTATTGAGTCTTGTGTTATTCTTGTATTCCTTGCTGCATGAGCTAAAGATTTAAACAATACTTCACTTTTGTCATCAATATATATCATTCTTACTGGTACATTATTCTCCAACCCTGCAATCTCCATCATATATTCTTGAATTTAGTGATAATTAATGCCGTTACATAAATTGTTAATGCTAAAGGTATTGATATTAATACAAAATATAGCAATTCGTAAATAAAAATTAATGTTTCTTTCATGTTTGTAGTTTAAAAAAACCACCCCAAGTCCCAGAAATTACTATCTTGGTTAAGAATGA